AGTGACTGTCGCCAACTTGCCTAGCGCCGGGCGCAGCTCATCGTCGGCCACGCCCACAGCCTGCGAAAGCGTGGTGATGTAGTCCTCGGTACTAGCGACGACAGCATCGCTGGCGCCCGTGACGCGCTGCAGGGTGCCTGCCAGCTTGTCCTGGGCAGCTGCATCCTCGGCAGCGGCCTTGGCCGACACAAACGTGGCAGCGCCCAGACCTGCAAGAGCGGCAGCGGCTGGCAGAGCGGCCTTTTTGATCAGGAAACCGGCCTTTTGCCCCTTGGTTTCCAGCTGGCCGAATTGCTTGATGCCACGGTCAATGCCACGGCCGTCGAAGTCGGTCAGGATTGGGATGGTTATTGCCATTAGCCCACCAGCCCTTGCACGGTCTTTTCAGCATCCTTCACCAGCGCCGCGATGCCAGCGTTGATGCGCGGGGCGTGCTTTTCAGCCAACGGCCACAGCACGCGGTCGCTGCGGGCTCGGATGTTGGCGCCCAGCGGCTTGTTGTTGCTGACAGTCTCAAACAACACAGCCGAGGGAGTGCCCTGGGAGACATACAAGACGGCGTTCTTATCCCGGCGGGTCGAGGTCTTGACCTTGACCCCCGTTCGCACTTTGTTGATCTGCCAGGGAAAGATCGAAAACGCCTTTGGCGTCCAGGACCGCGCCATGCCCGAAAGGGGAAGCTTCGGGTACAGGGATTTGGCTTCGGCCACCATGGGCGCCACGACGTCCTTTGCGGCCTTGTTGAATTCCTTGCGGAACTCGGGGTCAACCCGGCGCAACGCCTTGATTGTGTCCTTGACGCCCACAACCTCGGTCTTGATCGTCGCCGCCATCACCTTTGGCTTTCCTTGATGACCTCAAGCACCGTATTGAGGTCTTTCATCGTGAAGGCTACATCTGGGGGCCAGAAGCCCGTCTGCACCAGCACCACGGCCAGTGCCCGGCTTACTGTCCCCCGTCCGTAGGGTTTTGATCTGTCTGCTCGCCGTCTACCTGCTCAATGTCCACCAGCTCGTCGACGAACCCATCAAAGGTGTCTGCCACCGGCATGCCCTGAGCGCGTGCAGCGGCCCACGCCATGTACGCCAGGTATTCCACCCGGGGGGCCATGTTCATGACCTGGGCGGAGACATTGAAATGCCGCTCAAACTCGATGACGATCTTCAACGATGCAATGTCAACGATGTAGGAACCCGATTTCGTCGTGAATTCGATGTTCCCATTTACTGCTTTTGTGTCAGCCATCGTTTACCCCTTTTGATTTATCAGGTGACGTCGCGCACCCAGGTGCCGCCGGAGAATGCCACTTCCATGACCTGCAGCTCGCCCACGGTGTAGGTGACAGGGTAGTTGGCAATCATGGTGTCGCTGATCGTCCACTCGGGGTTAGCAGCGCCAGGGGCGCCAGCGTCCTTGCGAATGACGATCGCGGTGTCACCAGCGCCGAGCTCAGCCGCAACGGTGTTCTCCACGCTGTTGGAGCCGTAGTCGACGTAAAAGGTGATGGTGCCCTCCACGGTCTGCAGGCCGCCGACCATGCGCTCGCCACCGTCGCCAAACGCGGTCGACACAAGCGGGTTCTGGCCAAGGGTAAGGGTCACAGCTGAACACTGGTCTGCCAGCTGCACGCCGCCAATGGTCAGCGACGCTGGCTGTGAAAGATAAGTCGTTGCCGCCATGGTGGCTAGCTCCTTTGGGTTCCGACCCGCACTGTCAGGTCATAGGTGGGGATTTCCTGCCCACCGATTTGCATAACACCCGGGATTCCCCGAATGAGGCTGATTCCGCTGTTCATGATGGTGTCAGCCGTGGTGATGAGGTAGTCGACCGCATCGCTGTTGCCAGGCGGGGCGGCGAGCACCTTCAAGCCGAATTCAATTTCGGCAATGTTGTTGTTGAAGCAGGTAAACGTCGGCGGGTCAACAAGGACGGTGATCGGCCGCGCATTCCGCACGTCGGTCACGACCTTGAGGCCCAATGCCGTCAAGGACGCCACCAGCGTGCCCTGAGCGTCCGCAAAGATGCCGGTGGCAGTCACGCTACCTGTGACCTATTGACGCCCAGCAAACGGTTGATCTGGCCGTTAGATCCGAACGCTACCGGCGTGCCCATCTGCTCAAACGATGCGAATGAGTCCACAGATCCGCGCTCGCGGTACAGACTGCCAGCGAACATGATCGTGCCTAGCTTGACGTCAGCACTGGGCACGGTGCTCAGGCTGTCGTAATAGCCCGCTTCCCGCCTGCGGCGGTAGGCGTAAGCGTTGGCCGCGTTGACGGCCGTGGTGATGAAAGCCGTGTCATTGGCCGTTGCTGATGCAATGCCCAGCCACGCCACAACGTCAGCGTCGGTAATCCACGTTGCCGTCGTCGTCCAAGTGAGCGTTCCGTCGACTGCCCCACGCGCAACGTCGGCGTGGGTCTTGTCAAACATCAGCTGGTTGAGAATGATCGTTTCGTAGTCAAAGAGGAAATCGCCCTCGTCGTCTACGCCCACGAACAGGTGGGTGGGCACGGCCACCACGGTGTACGTGCCGTTTAGGGTCGCTCCAAGCCCTGCCAGCGTGACTGACTGCCCAGTACCAATGTCGGTCCCCTCCATGGTCGCCACAACAAGAAAGTTGTCAGTGACCTGGCGGTGTGTGATCGCATAGGTGGCCATGGGCAGTCAGTCAGCTAGTCAGGCTTAGACGAAGTTGGCCTTGATGAACTTGTCGGCGTCGATCATCTTGGCGGCGAAGTAGCCGCGGAAGGCGATCGTGCGCGACAGCACGTCGGGGTTGTCGACCGACAGGGCACCCTTCTGCTGCTCGAACAGCTCGTAGCCGCTCGCGTCACCGATGATCAGGGTAGCCGCGTCGAAGTTGCGCGACATGACCACCTGCAGGCCCCAAGCGGTGCCGTTGCCCGTGCCGAACGACATGCCGCCCAGCGCGTTCTGCGGGTTGACGGCCGGGAACATCGGGCGCTTGTTGTCGTCCGACAGGCGCACCATCTCGCCCCACATGCTCGGGTTCACGAACAGGTGAGTGGGGAAGTTGCCGTTGCTGGCCGTGACGATGGTTTCGGCAGCGGTGGCGATCCAGTCGGCCCAGTAGGACGGGTCGCCCACCGAAGATGCGGTGAAATTGTCGCTGTTGGTCACGCCAGACACCAGCGTGTCAGCGGCCACTTCCTCGGTCGCGCTGGCGTAGATGCGGGTCATGTCGTCGAGCAGGAAACCCAGCACGGCCGGGTCGGTCCAGTCGAGGTCCTGCTCAGAGATGTTGACGAACCCGCCGTAGGTGCCCTTGGTCACCTGAATGTCGTCCACCACGAACGTGCCCTGAGTCAGCTGATCAAGCTCGTTGACCTGCTGGCCCATGCTCGTGTTCGTCACGACCTTGGGACGGATGAAGATCTTGCCGCCACCAGGCATGGCGCGAACGCCCACGGCGTCACAAATCGGACGGTTGCCGACAAAGTTGTTGTAGACCGGCCCGAGGATCGGGGTCGGCACCAGACCAGGCGTGTCGTTGATCACGACGTTTGGCGCAGCGGCGCGAACAGCGGCCTGCACCCTCTCCAGCTCGTGGCCGCCCTGGATCATTGCGGCGAGGTACTCCACGGGCGTCGGCAGCTCTGCCTTGGCCCCGGCGTACAGAATCGGGTTGGTCGGAATGGTGGCCTCGGCCTCGATGGGCTCGGCCTCGATCTTGGCCTCGGACATTTCCTCATGCTCCTGCTCGGTGTTGTCGGTGTCCTGCTCCTGCTGCTCGTCACCCGGGTCGGGGACGGTTGCGGCTACCTGAGTGATAACCGCTTCCTTGAACGCCGGAACGGCGACCAAAGAGAGCTCGACCAGAGCCGCCTCAGTGACGGTCATAACCCCTTCAGGGTTGGTCGTGAACTTGATGGGGTGGGCGCCCACGCTGACGGCGTCATACGCGCCAGCCTTGAGCAGCGCCACGGCGTCACGGCTTGCCCTGGTGTCGGCAAGAGTCGCCTCGAACTCAAGGCCCTCGTTGCCGTCCACCAGGGTGTCGACCACGCCGCGCAGCTGGGTGAGGTCATGGTTCTCGATCAGCTTTGCGGGCTTCTGGTCAACATCGAACGCGCCACGGGCAAACCTCACCTGCTGGCCGTCTGAAACCGTCGCCACGGTGTCCCAGGGCACGGCGATCCCCGCAATGCGGGCGGGGCGCTCGGCGTCCCCGGCCTCGGCGGTAATAAGCGTGCTATCTGCGTTGAACCTGATCATGTGTCCTGCTCCACGGTGTCGATTGGCATTTCGGCCGACATTTCCTCGGTGTGAGTGAAGTCCTCAAGGTATTCGTCAATCGCAAAACGAACGTGACGGCCCCGGGGAAGAACGTCGTCCATCGACAACCGTTCTTCAATGGCGTGGAGGATCGGTCGTGCGCCGAACAGGATCAGATCCTGTCGCGCCTGCTGCGCGTTGGCGTAGGTCATTCCCGACTGGTCAATGGCCAACAGATAGGCGGGAATGTCCATAAGCCGCGACAGCTCCTTGGTCTGGTACTCCCGGCCCTCCACCAGCTGCAGCTTTGACGGGTCGACGTCGAACGACTCGAATGACACCAGCTCGTTGAGTGCGCCGATTGCATTGGTGCGCCGGTTAGCCGCCCAGGCAGCGGCCATTTCGCCCAATTCCTCGCCGCTCATGGGCTCCCCGCCCTTCTGCTGCAGGTATCCGGCGGCAATCTCATTGGTGGCAAAACGCTCGGCCGACTGGTCAAGCCTCAGAGCGATCTGAATCGCCCGACGCCCTGAGTAAATGATCCCCTGCGAACCAGACAGGAATTGCACAACCTGAGAAACGTCCAGGGGGATGCCGTTGAAGTTGACCTTGTCGGCAGGGCCAAACCATTCGGGTGGCGCGTTGTCAGGCGTGTCGCACAGGTTCGCCGGAAGCCACTGAAACGTGGCGGGAAAGCCGGTCGAGTAGCGCGATGTAATCAGCCAAAAGGCGCGGCCGTACAGAATAAGGTCGCGGGCCGTCTTGCTCATGATGAAATTGCGCGTGATCTTGGGATCAGGGCGCGTCATCCACGATTCGCCTTCGACGTACAGTTCTTCGTACTCCTGCCCGGTCCACTGGAGCGTGTACGACTTGAGATTCAGCGTTGCCACCACGGTGCTCAGGAGGGAGATCGCCCGAGACACCGTGGGGACGCTGAGCGCGGCATCTTCTGCGGCTCCCACGCTGTAGCCGATGAAGTGCCCCGGCTGTGGAGCCCCGGAAGCTGCGGCCACCGGCGCCGACGCCATGGCGGGTGTTGCCTTCACCTTCTTAAAGAGCTCCATACGTGAATGGTGCCCCTCATGTATGTCAATTACAAGCGAACACGGCTACAGATACGATTTGATACCTATGAACGCTGGCGGGGAAGGTGATGAGCCTTGCCATTGCTGGCACCAGCGCCCATAGGCGCGGTTGATGTTACCTGCCGAATGCAATTGCAGGCTTTGCCCTGGACTGCGGTCGGGCCACCAGTGAAACGGCAAAGATCATGCACCTGGCAAGTGTGATCGGGCCTGAGCTCCGCTGCGACGACAGGGCATAACCGCGTTGGGTCTTGACGCCAACGGCGCGGTCGACATGTTCGGCCAGCATTTCCTCGCCGGTGTGAACGATGCGGCCTTCGGTTATCAGCTGCCGAATCGTGCCGGTGTGGGTGGCGAGCTCGGCATACCCGACTTGCACCTTCTTGCGCTCAAGCGCGGGCGGGGCAATGTCAAACAACGACGGCGTGAGCGCGACCTTGTCGCAGGTGGCAGCTGATTGGGTAATGGCCTTCCAACATCCAGACAGGGACTCGGCAAGAAATTCCACGGTGACTCCAATTATGTCCTCGTCGACGCGCTGCGCCCTTACGCCGCAGTAAAGCGATTCATCCATTGACGAATCGACGGCCAGCACGCCGCCGTCGGGGATCTGCTCAACCTTCAGTCGGTCAAACGTGCCAGGGGGAAGCCACGACCGCTCCGAACTGATCCAGACGTTGAGCGATGCCCGTAGGAACGCGGCCTTGTCGACCTGCTCGGCTTCGTCGGCCAGTACGTCCGGCTCAAGCGTGTAGCCCAGTGCCGGGTTGGCCATTTTCCACAGCTCGGGCGAGCTCATGGGGTCGATGCCCGGGGGCACAGACCATTCGGCCATGTAGAGCTTTGTGGTGCGGCCTTCGTCAATCGCTCGTAACCCTTCCTCGCGCATCTGCAGCATGGCAAGGGAGTCCTCTGTGCCAGCCGTCGACCAGCACGACAACAGCGGAGATTTCATCACGCGCTGGGAAGGCAGGGCACCATTGAGCAAAACGTCACGGCTGATTGCCCAAACCTCGTCGGCAATGACATACGTCGGGGACAACCCGTGGAATGCCTTGGGGGTCGCGGCCTGCACAAGCCACCTAGTGCCGTCGGGCATGATTACTTCGTTGCGGCCGTAGCTCCATTTGACCTTGGCCCCGAATGCCTTGTCAAGGATTGGTGCCAAGGCTTCAAAGATTTCAACAGCCAGGTCAAGCTGGTGCGCGGTGCTGATCAGCATGATCGGCCCGCCCCGGCGCTTCGGTTCTTCGGTCAAGGCCCACAAAATCAAGGCCTTCAATGCCATTGTCTTGCCGTTCTGTCGGGCGACCGACACCAAAGACCGGCGGCGGATCAGATTGCCTTCGTCGTCGTGCTCAAGCTGGCCATTGAGCGCGTGAAGCTGCCACGGCATCAGGTCAACGCCTAACAATTCCTTTGCGACGCTCGCAACTTGGTGCCCGTAGCTCCCGCCCCCCAATGTCGCAGTTTCCAATCGGGGCGCTATGCCAGGTTCCTTGTCTGAATCTGTCGAGGCTCGTGAGTCCTCGGACAGATCCGCCTGCTCCTGCCCGTTTTCGGATAGACAGAAAAT